TATACAATTATTATTTGCCTCATTGCAAAGTGATCCACTGATATACCACTAACAGAACCCTTAGTAAAAACGTTCATTTTGTCGGATTTATAATAAACTGTTAATTGTTTTTTTGGTTGAAGTATTCTGTAAACATTTAGTCGTGCCTCTTCAACATCTAAAGCTATAACTTGAAATGCAATTTTTAAATGTCTGCCCTTAATTTTTGAGTTTTCATGTACTTCTCCGTCCATTGTGGCGGTTTCGTAAGTTGAAATATTAATGTCGGGGCAGTCTAATCCTTCAACCTCTTCAATTCTATAATTATCATCATTGAAATTTATCACTTCCCCCGAGCTGTTTTTTATCCACATTTTAAACATGACTCAGTCCCACCTTTGCATTGAATAGTAAATTATTAGTATCTTTATACACCTCGTATCTATCAACCGCCTTAGGACTATTGATAGTCTGATTAAATACTACATTTTGAGTGTTACTACTTGAGGTTGTGCGGTTGATTGTTGTCGCTCCGCCCATTCTACTTAATAGCTGATTAGCAAGAATGCCAATCCATTCAGTATGCTTCTGTAACGGCATGACTACCTCGCCGCCATCCTCGCCAATGATTCCCAGTGTTGGTTTGTTAAAGATACCGCCCTCGGCGTGCTGTCCTACGCTCTCGCCGTTTATTTTTACACTTATATTGTTAATGGCTTTTCTTGCTATCCTTGTGATAAAGTTATCGGTTGCTCCGACTAAGGTGTCCAGTTGGTTTTTAAAGCCATCCACATATGACCTGATGGCGTTTCTGCCATCCCCCTCGGACAGCTTGCCATCTCGTACCTTTTGCGCTATTTCATTGATTTTATTTTGCGCCATTTTAGACATTGCCGTCATCTCACCGCCGACACCTTGCGCCATTTTATTCGCGTTGTAAACATATTCATCAAATGACTTTGCTGAATCAAGTGTGCTTGTATCGAGGCTCTGCGCGGTTTCGGAATATTTCTGTTGTAACTTCTCTTGTGCCTCAAGGACGCTGACACCTTCCTCGTTGGCTATTTTCATTACTTCCGTCCATTCGCTCTGCTTCTGCTTAGCCTCCTGAACGGCGTTGGTCGCCTCGCCTATTTTTTGCGTTGCGTCTGATTCTTGCTGTTGCAGCATTCCGATTTCAGTATTTAACTGTTCAAGTTGCTGTTTGTTTTTCTTATATTCCTCATTTAGCTCATGGCCTTTTTCAGAACCTTGTGAGGCTGTATTGTTGACCTTTTCTTGAAGTTCCGCCTGTTCTTGAAGTTTTTTGTTTAAATCCTTTTGAATTTCGAGTCTATCCTTTTCAGCTTGCGCTAAATCACTGTTAGCGCGCAATACTTTTTCTGTACTCTCTCGAATAAGTCCATTGATTGCCACCATTTCAGCGGTGCGCTTTGATGTTTCGATTAACTCCTCGATTTCCTCGCGCGTTCCCTTGACTTTTTGACCTGTCTCGTCAAATTCAATTTGCACACCGTCCAATCCTAAAGAGTTGAATTCTTGAACTTTAGCATTTAATAAAATGATTTCATCTTTTGACTTGTTCGATTTGTCTGAAAGGGCGAAAATCTCATCCGCTAAGCTCTTAGCGCTCTCGGCGTTAAACTCTATATGTGCTATGTCGTCGCTTGCATTTTTGAAAATATCTAAATCATTCGTGACATTTTCCACCATGTTATCCATATTTTCGAGAGCGGCGGCGTTTCTTTTATATTCCTCAGTTGCCTTATATGTTGCCTCTCTTGCTTCAATCATTTTTTGACGCTGTCGCACCATAAAGCCGATGAGTGCGCTAACACCTGCAATGAGTAATCCGACGCCACCAACCATTGAGGATATACTAAGAGATGACAGTTTTGTCGCTCCAGTAAACAGTCCCATAGCCGTCTTAGCTTTTCCTAAAATTGGCGTTAACATCTGATAGGCACTTGATAGATTTTTTGTGATATTTACAACGGTTTTAATCGCCATAAAAGCGATTACAAATTTAGCTATAGCGGAGGCGTTTTCTAATAAAAACTTAGCTAAGTTCATAAGCGTCTTTGCAAGATTCCCGAGCGACTTCGCTATCTTGTCCCAGTCTAATCCGTCTATAAACTTACTAAAGCTTTTCACGCCGTCTTGAATAACTGGCGACAACTTCTCAAATACTTTAATCATTTTCCCTTCGATTTGAGATTTTAAAAGTGTCAAGCTACCTTGAACATTATTAGTCATTGTTTTCGCCATTCGCTCGGCTGAACCGTTGGAATAATCCACCGCTTGCGCTAATTTATTAAAATCTTCGTCGGAGGCGTTAACGATTGCCAACAGTCCAGACATTGCCTCTTGCCCTGCTATGGACTTGGCTATGTTAGTTTGTTGTGTTTCGTTTAATCCGCTAAAGCTTCCCCTTAAGTCGGTTAACACATCTCGGAACGGACGCATAGAACCGTCGGCGTTGGTAATCGATACGCCTAACTCTTCGAGAGCACTGGCACATTCAGCCGGGGGCGCTGATAACCTTGTTAATGTACTTCTTAAGGCCGTTCCTGCTTTCTCGCCTTTTATGCCTGCATTTGCCATTAAGCCAATGGCGAGGGCGGTGTCTTCCATAGAATAGCCGAGAGCGCCAACGATAGGCGCGGCATACTGGAATGTCTGTCCCATCATTTCGACGTTAGTGTTTGCATTACTGGAGGCGCTCGCCATTACGTCCGCCAAATGTCCCGCGTCCTCGGCACTATATCCCATGGCGGTTAGGGCGTCTGTTACGATGTCCGACGTTGTAGCGAGGTCGGCACCTGACGCCGCCGCTAAGTTCATAACGCCGTCGATACCGTTTAACATTTGCTCAGTGTCCCATCCTGCCATCGCCATATAGTTAAAGGCTTCGGCGGACTGGCTCGCACTAAATACGGTTTTTTCACCCATTTCCTTCGCTTTGTCGGTTAACTGTTCCAGTTCCTTGGTGTTTGCGCCGCTGACCGCGCCAACTTTAGACATTGAACTTTCAAAATCCATGCCGACGTTTATCGTTTCTTTTGCGAGATTTGTTAATCCCGACACAAGGACATTTATGCCTTGTGATACAAGGTTAGCCATTGCGCCCTTTAAAATTGTAAAGCCGCCATTCCCTGCGTTCTTTGCGCTCCCGTCGATTTTATCGAGTGACTTATCCAGCTTGTCGGCGTTATCCGCCGTACTTTTTAACTTTGCTTTGTTTTCATTTAATTCACTTGAAAGTGCGCCGATTTCCTTAGCAAGTGTTTTTACTTCTTGCGAATTTTTGCCAAATGTAAGGACTGCGTTTTGATATTCTTTTTTTAATCCGCTCAGCTTGTTTTCTTGCTCTGAAATTTTATTATTAAGCTGAACGAGTGGGCTCTGTGCTTCTTGCTCGGCTTTTTTAATTTCAATTAAACGATCCTTATATTCTTTTAACTGTCTTTCAGTCTTGCCGACTGTCGCCTCTTGATTAGTGATTTTTATTCTTAACTTTTCGCACTCGGTGGAGTTTTCGCCAAACTGTTTGGCGAGTATTGCATATTGCTCTTTTAAGCTTGCTAATACTTTCTTTTGTCCTTCGCTTGTACTATTTAGCTGTTTTATTTTCGCCTCGACACCTGTTGCGGTGTCCGCCCATTTTTTCAGCCCACTTGTAGCGCTCTTAAATTCAGCATTAGCCATTGAAATACTGCGCTTTGCTTCTTGCATAGCACTTGTCAGCTGTGCTATGTCAACTTTCCATCGCATTGTTGATTCATTGTCTGCCATATATTACCTCCTTTCTTGCTTATTAATACCAGTCGTCGTTAGTGGCTGCTTTCTGCTTATTTTCTCGATTAAGGAAATAACGTCCTCGAAAGTCTCCCGTCTTATGCTAAACGGTGTCAGTGCCGTGTAACGGCTGCATAGCGATTCCGACAATTCAAAAAATACCTCGCTAAAAGTAAAAAGGGAGCTACTCCCGTTATCTTCGGCAGTAACTCCCCTTGTTAGTTTTTTGAATTAATGGAATCAACAACATAGTCAAATAGCTGTGTAAAGAAAGGTATTAGCTCTTTTACCTTAATTTTCTTCAATTGTTCCGCCGTCATATCGGGGAACACATCCATTAATAAGTTATTTATCTTTTTTCTGTTATTTATAAGAATTTTCACAAAATCGCTTTCATTGGACTGTGGTGTCAGTCCGTCGAATGCGTCCAGTATATCCTCCACCGTTCCATACATTAAATCGTACTCATCACATACGAAAGTCTCTTCTATTTCTTGCTGATTTTCCCATACATTCAAAACTAACATCAATAATTATCCTTTCGCCTTAGCTTGTAAAGTATCGCAAGTTGTAACAGTATCAAAGAACTGTGTTACATCTGCTTTATCTTCGCGTAAATCAACGACAAGAGCTTTCTGTGTTTTCTTTGTCTTAGTAAATACATGTGTTGTGTTAATACCTGTATATGTAAGATTCTGACCATTTGACTCTGTGCCGTTTGTTTTTGTATTGTTTTCCTCGTTCGGAATAGCAAAAGAGCCTTTCAATCTCCACACATAACGCTCTGTCCCGTCTGTAAGCTCTGTAATATAACCTATTGCAAAGTAGCGCTGTTTTGCAGGTCCATCATAGAATGCACCTGTTGTTTCGTCGTAATCCTTACCGATTAACCACGCTAACATCTCAAGAGATAATACAGACACATCAATGCCGATTGTGTCAGCGCCCTCTGATGTTGTTGAGAGTGCTGGCACGTTGTCATAATATTTTGTATCGGTTGATGATTCAACGTCTTTTGTAATCTTAGCAACTCCTGCAAGTCTTTTTACTTCGCCTGTTTCGTATGCTGTGGCGTCATCTTTCATAACTTCCGCAATTACTAAATTTCTTACGCCTCGGTACTCTTGAATAGTGACCTTATCTTCTATCATTTATTTCTCCTTTCTAAAATTGAAATTGTCAACCCCTTGCCAACGTGAGACGGCTCGTCACTTGCTACATCGTGTATATATTGCTCGATAACAATATCGTTATCAGCTCTCAGCTGATTAACAACGCCATTAAGCACTTCATCAATATTTTTAATTTCACAAGTATAAAAGTTTATGTCATAGCTCCAAATAATAAGATTGTCCCCATCGTCGTAATAGCTGTCTAACTCGCTATAATTATTCCAATAGGTGAAGAAATTGTCGGGATATTGTTGAGTTGCCGACATAGAACCTTGTCTGTATGTCGGGTAAATTTTATTTAAAAGATTATAGATTTGTTTAGTCATAATTCTAAATATTTTTTCATAATGTTTTCTTGTAGTTGCTTAATTTTTTTATT